CAAAAGCCTACTTCAGGGAGGACCACTTTTCAGGGGGCAGACCACTATCTCGAGGGCCAGCAGGGTGCGTACATCGAGACCCGCAACGGCTTCGATGTCGACGGCGTCGAGATCAAGTGCCGCCTCGACTTCGGTGCCAAGGCCATCGACTGGCGCGGCCTCTACAAGAACCCGAGCGCGTAAGGTACGAAACCTGAACCCTGAAACGCGGGCGGTCCTGCCGGGCCGCCCTTCGTCTTTCCACGAGGATCCTCCCCATGAAAAACTTCGTCCAGCCCGGCAACACCATCACCCTGACCGCGCCTTATGCCGTCGCCTCCGGCGATGGCCTGCTCGTCGGCTCCATCTTCGGCGTGGCCTCTGGCTCCGCCGCCCTCGGCGAAACGGTCGAGACCGCGCTCACCGGCGTCTTCGACCTCACCAAGATCGGCTCGCAGGCCTGGACTGCGGGTGCCCGGATCTACTGGGACGACACCAACAAGCGCACCACCAACGTGGCCACCTCGAACACGCTGATCGGCGTCGCCACCGAGGCGGTCGCGGGCGGCGCTGGTGACACCGTCGGCCGGGTGCGGTTGAACGGCGCGTTCTGATGAGCGCTTTCGCTGCCGCCGTCAGCGCGCTCTTCGCCGATCCGAATGTCGGCAGGGATGCGTTCTACACGCCCGAGGGCGGCGCGCCCGTTCTGGTGCGCGTCGTCGCCCGGCGCGCGGACGCGGTTACGGATTTCGGCGATGCAAGGATCTGGTCCGAGACCACGCGCGTGGATCTGCAGGTGGCCGAGGTGGCGAACCCGCGCCCCGGCGACAGGGTCGAGATCGACGGCGAAGCCTTCCTCATTCAAAGCGAGCCAGTTCGCGACCGCGAGCAGCTCGTCTGGACCGTCGATCTGAGGCCCGCGTGAAACTGAAGCTCAACATCGATCCCGACATCGTCGCAATAATGCAAGCCGAGGTGGCAGCGGGTGAGCGCGCGGTGACCGCCGCGATGCGCGAGGCCGGGACTGGGCTGAAGACCGCATGGCGCTTGCAGGTCACCGGCGCGGGGCTCGGAACACGGCTCGCCAACACGATCCGCAGCCAGACGTTTCCGAAGGCGGGCGAAAGCCTCGACGCCGCCGCGCTGATCTGGTCCCAGGCCCCGGTGATCGTCAGCGCCCACGACACCGGGCCGCTGATCCGCTCGAAGAACGGGTTCTGGCTGGCGATCCCGCTACCCGCCGCAGGCAAGTCGCTGCGCGGCGGCCGGATCACCCCAGGCGAATGGGAACGGCGTCGCGGGTTGCGCCTGCGCTTCGTCTATCGCCGGACGGGCCCGAGCCTGCTGGTGGCCGAAGGACGGCTGAACACCAAAGGCCAAGCGGTCGTGTCGCGCTCGAAAACCGGGCGCGGCAAGGTCACCGCGCCGATCTTCCTGCTCGTGCCGCAGGTGAAACTGCCGAAGCGGCTAGATCTTGCAAGGGATGCCGACCGGGCGTTGGACAGCGTGCCGGGGCTGATCGTTGCGAACTGGGTGGAGGCAAGAGGATAAGCAGTCAGCACCTTCCGGCCTAAGATTCTCCTCGCACAATAGCCAGCAGTCTACGGAACTCTGGGTCCTCGGTATCACGCTTCCAGAAGTTGATGAAACGCGCCACTACTTGGAGATTTCCAAGTTCGTAATGGCCGGAGCTGTCAATACGATCCAAGGACGGTCGAAGTTGTGAATCTGGACCGTCAAACTGCAAGACGATTCCTGAAATGGCGCACCTATCTCCTGTTTCCTCCAACAACTCTTTCAGATGCGCGATGAGGGCTTCTTTCGAGAGCCGGAGGTCTTTGTTCTTGATAGTGCGTTCCACTGTCTGTCCGTAGGACTGCTTCGCCGTTTGGTTAGCCTGCTCAGCCATGTTCCAGATCGCAATGTCTCTGGATCCAAGGTAGTGGCCTGTGTTTTGTCGTTCCAGCTTGCTCATCCACCAGAAAGCGTCGAGCGTCCACAGATCCACTTTCAAATCCCTTGCCAGCTGAAGTAGCACGGAATTGATGATTTCATACTGCCCCCCCTCGGAAGCACCGTGGGGGAAAGCTGGCCACACACCGCGTTCCCGCATTTCGGGTTCGCTGGTGCCGTTCCAAACCCCGTAGCGATCAGGATACGCCAAGAGTAATATAGGTGTGAGAGTGGCCGGACCGGCTCCACTCACCATGGAAAGGGCGGAATCAAATCTGTCCGCGATCGGTTTTGTTTCGTCTACTAGGACGGTTATAGCTTCTCGCAGACTTTCCATATCATCTGTGGCTCGGCGCCCCAGGCGTTCTAAACCTGTCCAGTGGTGATTGTGCTTGAAACTGAGGAAATCCAGATAGTCCTGCTTGGTCAGACTTTGCGGATCTCGGAATTTCGGCCCGAAACGATCGAGTACTTCACCACTTTTTACGACAATGTGACGAATATCCGGCAGACTGAGAGCCTTGTCGACGTTAAACAGCATAATCGAACCTCTCAAGAGTGCGCCTGAACATAACCGTGTCGAAATCAGTGCAAACGCACAAGACGACATTTCTTGATGTGATGATCGGCAGAGAACCGTGCCCACCCAACGCGAAACCATCCTCGCCGCGCTGCACGCGCGGCTTTTGACGTTGTCTGCCACCGCCCTGCGCGGCGAGGTGCTACCCGAACGCGTCCCGGCTGAAGGCTTGCTGATCCTGCGCGATGGCGAGCCGGGGGAGCCGGAGGTTACGCTGTCGCCGCTACGCTACCACTATCAGCACCGCGCCGAGATCGAGGCTGTCGTGCAGGGCGCGGACCGTGACGCCGTCTTCGATACCCTCTGCGCCAGCATCGGCACGGCGCTCGCCGCCGACCGCACGCTGGGCGGGATCTGCGACTGGGTCGAGGCGGAAGCGCCGCGTCCGGTCGATCTGCCGGTCGAGGGCGCGGCCAGCCTGAAGGCCGCCGTTATCCCGGTGGTGCTGCACTACTCCACGGCCGACCCGCTCGGCTGACCCAACCGACAACAGGAGACCGACATGGCACGAGCCCAGGGGGCGCGGGCGCAGATGGCGCTTGCGTTCGAAACGACCTATGGCACGCCGCCAGCAGGCGGCTTTACCAAGATGCCCTTCGCCAGCACCACGCTCGGCGCGGAGCAGCCGCTCTTGAACTCCGAGCTTCTCGGCTACGGCCGCGATCCGCTGGCACCGATCAAGGATGCGGTGACGGCCGACGGCGATGTCGTCGTGCCGCTCGACGCCGAGGCCTTTGGCTTCTGGCTGAAGGCGGCCTTCGGCGCGCCGTCGACGACGGGCACCGGCCCCTGGACGCACGAGTTCCAATCGGGCGCCTGGACACTACCGAGCCTCTCCATCGAGACCGGCATGCCGGAGGTGCCGCGCTTTGCCATGTATTCCGGCTGCGTGCTCGACCAGATCACCTGGCAGATGCAGCGGTCTGGCCTGCTAACCGCGACGGCGCGACTGGTAGCGCAGGGCGAGACAGTCGGTACGACCACCAGCGCCGGCACGCCCGCCGCGCTGGAGCTGAAGCGGTTCGGCCATTTCAACGGGTCGATCACGCGCAACGGCTCGGCCCTCGGCAATGTGGTCTCCGCCGACATCGCCTATGCCAACAACCTCGACCGGATCGAGACCATCCGTTCGGACGGCCGCATCGACGGCGCGGACCCGTCCATTGCCGCGTTGACCGGCTCCATCGAGGTCCGTTTCGCCGACAGCACGCTGGTCACGCAGGCGATCAACGGCGATCCGTGCGAGCTCGAATTCGCCTACGTCCTGCCTTCGGGCGAGAGCTTCACGTTCACCGTGCACGCCGTCTACCTGCCGCGCCCGCGCATCGAGATTTCAGGGCCGCGGGGCGTGCAGGCCACCTTCGACTGGCAGGCCGCCCGCGACAGCGTGGTCGGGCGGATGTGCACTGCTACCCTGATCAACGACATCGAGGTGTACTGAGAATGCTGACGCTCGACCTGACCAACGCGCCCCGCTGGCATGACCTCGCGCCCGGCGTGCGGGTGCAGCTGCGCCCGCTGACCACGGCGCTGATGGTGATGACCCGCAGCGACCCGGCCGTCGAGGCGATGCCGGACGAGGCTTCAGACGAGGAACGCGCCGTCGCCTTCGCCAAGGCGCTTGCGCGGCGGGCGGTGCTCGCCTGGGAGGGCATGGGCGATGCGGACGGCAACCCCATCGACCCGAGCCCCGAGGCCATCGACGCGCTGCTCGACATCTGGCCGATCTTCGAGGCCTTCCAGCTGACCTACGTCTCCAAGGGCCTGCTGCTGGAGCAGGAAAAAAACGCCTCCGCGCTCTCGCCGAGTGGTCCTTCGGCGGGGGCGACCGATATTGCCAAGCCTGCGCGCAAACGTGCGAAGACTGCCCAGGCCGCGCAAACCGGCCGCTGACGCAAGAAGGCTGGCAGGTCTGGGACCTCGTCGGCCGCCTCGGGGGACAGCTGCGCGTGCTGCCCGGCGCCGTCGTCGGCTGGGACCTGACCGCCGCGCTGGTCCTTGGCGACGCCCTCGGTGTGCCCACCACTGCTGCGGCCGAACTTCTGCCCGTCATTGAAGCGGTGATGGTGGCCAAACTCAACGAACAGATGGAACGCCCCAATGGCTGAAAAACGCGTCAGCGTCCGCCTGGCCGCTGTCGGTGGCCGGCAGGTGCGCGCCGAACTGGAAGGCGTCGGCGAAGCCGGTGCCCGAGGCTTCGGACGGCTCAGTCGCGAGATGGAAGCGGCCAACACCCGGCTCGCAGCCTTCTCGCGACGGGTCCGTGTGGCCGCCGCAGCCGCTGTGGCCGCTGCCGCCGCTGCTGGCGTTGCGATGATCCGCTCCGGCCTCCAGACGGTCGATGCGCAGGCGAAGCTCGCGCAGTCGCTCGGCACCACAGTCGCCTCGATCCAGACGCTGGAGCGCGCGGGCGAGTTGGCGGGCGTGTCGATGTCCGGCATCGAGCAGGCCACGAAGGATCTAACGCGTCGTCTCAGCCAGGCGGCCGCCGGGAGCGGTCCCGCGGCCGACGCGCTCGACCGGCTGGGTCTTTCGGCCAACGACCTGATCGCGCTGCCGCTGGACCAGCGCGTCGGCGCGATCAACGCCGCCATCGAGAGCTTCGTGCCTGCCGCCGAGCGTGCGGCCGTCGCGGGTCAGCTTTTTGGCGAGGAAGGCTCCATCGCCATGTCGCGCATCGACACTGCGACACTGCGCCAGGCGACCGAGGACGTGCTTGCCTTCGGCGTCGTCGTATCCGAACAGGACGCCGACCAGATCGAGCGCACGAACGACGCCATCTCCCGGCTTGGGCTGATCTGGCGGGGGCTATCGAACCAGCTGGCCGTCGCCGCAGCCCCCGCGCTGGAAGCCGTCGCCAACGCCATGGCGGCGGTCGCCAGCCGGACCGGCCCGCTCGGCATCGTCATTCGCGGCCTCTTCGACAATATCGGCCGCTTGACCACCTATGCCGTGACCTTCGCGGCCTTCCTCGCGGGCCGCTGGGTCGCCGGGCTGGCCGCCGCCGCGCTGTCGGTCCGCGGGTTGGCCACCGCGCTCGTCGTGTTGCGCGGGGCGCTGATCCGCACCGGCATCGGCGCTCTGATCGTCGGCGTCGGGGAGCTGATCTATCAACTTTCCCAAATCGTCGCCCGCGTGGGCGGGGTCGGCGAAGCCTTCCGGCTGCTCTCCGATCTGGCCTCCGAGGTCTGGTCGCGGGTCGGGCTCGCGCTCGACGCCGTGCTGGCCCGCATGGCGGCCGGATGGGAGGGGCTGAAGGCCGCCGCGCTCTCGGCTCTTGACGGCACCGTCGCGGGCGTCGTGGGTTTTGGGGACCGCACTGTCGCGATCTTCCAGGGCGCCTATGACGGCGCGGTGGCGATCTGGGGCAGCCTGCCGGGCGCCATCGGCGACTTCGCCTACCAGGCCGCAAACGGGCTGATCGGCGGGGTCGAGGCGATGCTGAACGGCGTCGTCACGCGGATCAACAGCTTCATCGAGACCCTGAACGCCGCGCTGGCCCTGCTGCCCGAATGGGCGACCGGCGAAGGCGGCGTGCGGATCGGCACGCTCGACGCGGTGGACCTGAGCCGGATCGACAACCCGTTCGAGGGGGCTGCGACGGCGGCCGGCACCGCGGCGGCCGATGCGTTTTCGGCGGCGCTTGCCAGGACTTACATCGCGCCGCCCGATCTCGGTCTCGGCGCGATGGCGGATGATGCGCGCGACCGGGCCGATGCCTATCGCGAGGCCGCTGGCATGCTGACCGATGCCGCGACCCGGCCGCTTGCCGCCTGGCAGGCGCTGAAAGCTGCCGTGACCGGGTCCGGCACCGAGGCCGAAACCGCGCTGACGGATGCCGCGACCTCCGCCGATGCACTCGCGGCCGGGCTCGACGACACCGCAACTGCGGCCAACGGCGCCGGAGGTGCTGCCCGCGATGCCGGAACCGCCGCAGGCGAAGAGGCCGAGCGTGCGCTGACCGGATGGCAGGCGGTGACGGCGGCGCTCTCGGACTATGCCAGCCGGGCGCGTGAGATCGGCGGCGATATCGGCCAGAGCCTCGTCGGCGCCTTCCAATCGGCCGAGGATGCGGTAGGGGAGTTCGTGAAGACCGGCAAGCTGAACTTCCGCGATCTGGTGACCTCGCTGATCGCCGATCTGGCGAAACTGGCGGCGCGGCGCTTCATCCTCGGCCCCATCGCCAACGCGCTTTCGGGCGCGCTCGGTGGCGCGGGCGGGATCTTCGCCAATATCCTGCACGCTGGCGGCATGGTCGGATTGTCCGGACCCTCGCGCATGGTGCCGACCATGGCCTTCGCCGCCGCGCCCCGGATGCATTCGGGCGGCGCTGTCGGTCTTCGCCATGACGAAGTGCCTGCAATCCTGCAAAGGGGCGAGCGGGTGCTCTCGCGCCGGGAGGCGCAGAGCTACGGCGCGGGCGGCGGGATCAACGTCACCATCATGGCCCGCGACGCCGAGAGCTTCCGGCAATCCCGCACGCAGGTCGCTGCCGACATCGCCCGCGCCGTCTCGCTCGGGCGGAGGGGCATCTGAGTGCGACCCCGCAAGTGGGAACCGGTTGCGGGGGCCAGAGCACGAACCATGGAGAGACTTGATGGCGTTTCACGAGGTCCGGTTTCCGGACAACATCAGCCGTGGGGCGCGCGGCGGGCCCGAGCGGCGCACGCAAATCGTCGAGCTGGCCTCGGGCGACGAGGAACGCAACGCAAGCTGGGCCAATTCGCGACGCCGTTACGATGTGGCCTACGGCATTCGCCGCGCCGACGATCTGGCGGCGGTCGTCGCCTTCTTCGAGGCCCGCAACGGGCGGCTCCACGGCTTCCGCTTCAAGGACTGGGGCGACCACAAATCCTGCCTGCCTTCGGGCACGCCAGCACCGACCGATCAGGTGATTTCCACCGGCGATAGCGCGACGACGACATTCCAACTGGTGAAGCGCTACGCCTCGGGCAGCCAGACTTGGGTGCGGACCATCACCAAGCCGGTCGCGGGCTCGGTTACCGTCGCTCTGAATGGCGCACCCCAAGCGTCCGGCTGGTCCGTCGATACCACGACCGGCGTCATCACCTTCACCACCGCGCCGGGCGCGGGCGTCGCGATCACCGCGGGCTTCGAGTTCGATGTCCCGGTCCGCTTCGACACCGACGTGCTCGACGTAACGCTCGATCTCGAGCGGCTTGGCTCGATCACCTCCATCCCGCTTCTGGAGATCCGACGATGAATGATGAAACTGGATTTCTGGCGGCGGCGCTGAAGGAACTTCTCGCTTCTACCGCCGTGATCCTCGCCACCTGGGGCGCGCTCGGGGGCGCGACCAACGCGCTGACCACGAAAATGCGCCTGCGCGACGCGCTGCGCCACATCCTGCTCGGCGGTCTGATCGCGGCCGGGATGGGGAGCCTGTCGATGGCGATCATTACCCGCTGGCTCGGCCTGCCGCCCGAGGCGATCCCGGCCGGGGGCGCGGCGGGTTCGGCCGCCTATCTGGTCGGCGTCTTCGGTCCCGCCTTCATCGAGGTGCTGCTCGCCCGTCTGCGCCATGCCGGGAAAGGCGATGGCGATGCATGACCTTCTCCGCCTCGCACGCTCCCTGCGCTGCGACCCGTCCGATCCCGGACAGGCCTTCAGCCACCGCCTGGGCGTCGGCCTCGCCGTCGCCGCGCTGATCCTGATCCTCTCGCTTCTGGGGTGATTTCCATGCAGATGACTGCCAAGAAAATGTCTGATCGCGGCCTCTTGGCCCTCGTCCGGCACGAAGGGATCGTGCCCGGACCCTACCGTGATGTGAAACAGGTCTGGACCTTCGGCATTGGCCACACGGCTGCAGCCGGTCTGCCCGATCCCGCCACGATGCCGCGCGGCATGCCCGCCGATCTCGATGCCGGGATCCGCGAAGCGTTCCGGGTCTTCCGTGACGACCTCGCGCGCTACGAGGCAGCCGTCCTGCGCGCCGTGAAGGTGCCGCTCGAACCGCACGAGTTCGATGCGCTGGTCTCGTTTCATTACAACACCGGCGGCATCGCAAAGGCGGCGCTCACCCGGCACCTGAACGCGGGCGACCGGGCTGCAGCGGCAGCAGCCTTCATGGGCTGGCTCAAGCCCGCCGCGATCCGCCCGCGCCGCGAGGCCGAGCGCGACCTCTTCGCCAAAGGCCACTATCCCGCTGGCAACATCCCCATCTGGTCGGTCGACCGCAACGGCCGAGTCGATTTCTCGCGATCGATCCGGCGCCTGACCGAGGACGAAGCGCTGGCGCTGCTGCGCCCCGCAAGCGCGCCGGTGCCGACGCAAACCATTGTCGCTCCGTCTTGGTGGCGGAGGCCGTTGGACCATTTCAAAGGAAGGGCAACATCATGAACTGGAACCTCGCGCGTGGGCTGATCTACCTTGCCTGTCTGGCAGCCTCCGGTCTGGCGATGGCCGGGCTGGCGGATTTCGATCTGGCGACCGGCACCTTCGACCTGAGACCCTTCAACCTTTACGCCTTGACCGGCGCTGGCGGTGGTGTCGTCTCGTCCGCGCTGGCCTCTCTGGCGTTGCTTCGCGGCTGGGGGCGGAAGTGAAATCCCTCTCGCTCGCTCTCCAATCCCATCTCGACGAGGGCACGACGACGCTGGCCTGGTGCTGGCGGATCGCCCGGGCCGATGGCGTCACCTTCGGCTTTACCGACCATGACCGGACGCTCAGCTTCGACGGCACCGATTTCGAACCGGAAAGCGGGCTGACGGCGTCCGAGGTGCGCTCGGGCTCGGACCTGTCGGTCGATGCGCAGGACGCCGAGGGCGTCCTGACCTCCGACCGCATCACCGAGACCGACATCCTCGATGGCCGATGGGACAACGCGGCGGTCGAGGTCTGGCGCGTGAACTGGGCTGACACCGCGCAGCGCGTGCTGATGCGGCGCGGGGCCATCGGTCAGATTCGGCGGGGGCGACTGGCCTTCGTCGCCGAGGTGCGCTCGCTGGCCCATGTGCTGGGCCAGACGGTCGGGCGGACGTTTCAGGCGACCTGCGATGCCGCTCTCGGCGATGCGCGGTGCGGAGTCAATCTGGAGGATCCGGCCTACAAGGGTACGGGCGCCGTCGTTGATCTTCTGCGCGACCGGGCCTTCACCGCCTCGAGCCTCGGCGGCTTCACCTCCGGCTGGTTCACCTTTGGTACGCTGGACTGGACCAGCGGCGCGAATGCTGGGCGGCGCACCGAGGTGCTGGGCCATGACGTCACGGACGGCATCGCTGTGCTGACCTTGCTCGAAGCGCCGGTGCGGGCCATCGCCGAGGGCGACGCCTTCACCATCCGCGCGGGTTGCGACAAGCGGCTCGAGACCTGCGGTGCGAAGTTCGCCAATACCGCCAGTTTCCGGGGCTTCCCGCATATCCCCGGACAGGACGCCGTTCTTCGCTACGCCACCAAGGATGGCGGGCATGACGGAGGCGTGCTGTGAAGCCTGCCGATCACGACAAGGTAATCGCGGCCGCCCGGTCCTGGCTCGGGACGCCGTATCATGATCAAGCAAGTCTCAAGGGCGTCGGATGCGATTGCCTCGGGCTTGCCCGCGGCGTCTGGCGCGCGGTCGTCGGCCCCGAGCCATTCCCGATCCCGCCCTACAGCCGGGACTGGGGCGAGACGGGCCCGCACGAAGTGCTGGCAGAGGGCGCGCGGCGCATGATGCCTGAGATCGCCCCGGCCGATGTCGGTCCCGGAGCGCTGGTCCTCTTTCGGATGATGCCCCGCGCCATCGCCAAGCATGTCGGGATCCTGACCTGCCCCGATACCTTCCTCCATGCTTACGAGCGGCTCGGCGTGATCGAGGAGCCGCTGACCCAACCCTGGCGGCGGCGCATCGCCTTCGCTTTCCTGTTTCCGCAACGCTGAGACCCCCGACATGGCTACCCTCATTCTCGGCGCCGCCGGTGCCGCCATCGGCGGCTCGATCGGTGGCGCGATCCTCGGCGTCAGCGCGGCGACCATTGGCGGCTTCATCGGCTCCACCATCGGCTCGGTCGTCGACAGCTGGATCGTGTCCTCGCTCGCACCGACGCAGCGGATCGAGGGCGCGCGGCTCGACAGCTTGCGCATCACGTCCTCGACCGAGGGAGCCGTGATCCCGCGGCTCTACGGCCGCATGCGGATCGGCAGCAACATCATCTGGGCCACCGATTTCCGCGAGGAGACGAAGACCACCACGCAGGGCGGCGGCAAGGGCGGCGGGGGCGGCAAGGTCAAGTCGACTGAGTATCTGTACTATGCCAGCTTCGCCGTGGCGCTTTGCGAAGGCCCGGTCACCGGCATCGGCCGCATCTGGGCTGACGGCAAGCCGATGAACCTTAGCGGCGTCACCTGGCGCTGGTATCCGGGCGACGAGGCGCAGACCGCCGATCCGTTCATCGCGGCGAAGATGGGCTCGGCCAGCACGCCCGCCTATCGCGGCACGGCCTATGTGGTCTTCGAGGAACTGGCGCTCTCGACCTATGGCAACCGTCTGCCGCAGCTCTCGTTCGAGGTGTTTCGGCCGCTTGCCGACCCTGACACCGCCGAGGGGCTGACCCGGGCCGTCACCCTGATCCCGGCTTCGGGCGAGTTCACCTACGCCACCCAAGCCATCCGCAAATCCTCGAGCGGCTCGACGCTGGCCGAGAACCTGAACGCTTTGCCGGACACCACCGACATGGTCGTGGCGCTGGACCGGCTGGAGGCCATGGCGCCGGCCGTCGAAAGCGTCAGCCTCGTCGTCGCCTGGTTCGGTGACGACCTGCGCGCGGGCTCCTGCAAGCTGCGCCCGGGCGTCGAGGTCTCGGCGAAATCCACGACGCCAGTCGGTTGGTCGGTCAATGGCGTCAGCCGCGCCAATGCCTTCCTCGTCAGCCGCGACGCCGACGATCGCCCTGTCTATGGCGGCACGCCCGCCGATTTCGCGGTGGTCCAGGCGATCCGGGAGATGAAGGCACGCGGGCTGCGCGTGACCTTCTATCCCTTCCTCCTGATGGACGTCCCGCCCGGCAACACGCTGCCGAACCCGTATTCCGACACCGCGGCCGAGGTGGGCCAGCCCACATTCCCGTGGCGCGGCCGGATCACCTGTACGCCCGCGACGGGCTATGCCGGGAGCGTGGACAAGACGGTCACCGCGGCCAGCCAAGTCGCGTCCTTTTTCGGCAGCGCGGACCCCTCCGACTTCGCGATTTCGGGCGAGACCGTCTCCTGGACCGGCCCTTCGGGTGACTGGGGCCTGCGCCGCATGATGCTGCACTACGCCCATCTCTGCGCCGTGGCAGGCGGGGTCGATGCCTTCCTGATCGGTTCGGAAATGCGTGGCCTGACCACCATCCGCTCGGGTGCCAGCACCTATCCGGCCGTCACCGCGTTCAAGGCGCTCGCCACCGATGTGCGTGCCATACTCGGGGTAGGCACCGATATCGGCTATGCGGCCGACTGGTCGGAATACTTCGGCCACCACCCGAGCGACGGCAGCGGCGACGTGTTCTTCCACCTCGACCCGCTCTGGGCCGATCCGGAGATCGATTTCGTCGGTATCGACAATTACATGCCGCTCTCCGACTGGCGCGACGGCTTCGAGCATACCGACGCGGCCGAGGGCTGGCCCGCGATCTACGACCGGGCCTATCTGCAGGCGAACATCGCGGGCGGCGAAGGCTTCGACTGGTTCTATGCAAGTGCCGCCGATCGCTCCGCGCAGGTGCGCACGCCGATCACGGACGGTAGCGCGGGCAAGCCATGGGTCTTCCGCTACAAGGATCTGCGCAGCTGGTGGAGCAACCCGCATCATAATCGCCCCGGTGGGGTGGAGAGCGGCACGCAGACGGCTTGGGTGCCGCAATCGAAGCCCATTCGCTTCACCGAACTCGGCTGTCCGGCCATCGACCGGGGCACCAACCAGCCCAACGTGTTCTTCGACCCGAAATCGTCGGAGAGCTTCACGCCCTATTTCTCGCGGGGCTGGCGCGACGACACCATCCAGCGCTCCTATCTCGAGGCGACCTTTCTCTTTTGGGGTGAGGCTGCGAATAACCCGCTGTCCTCGGCCTACGGCGGTCGGATGGTCGATGTGCCCGAATGCGCGGCATGGACCTGGGACGCGCGGCCTTACCCGTTCTTCCCCGAACTGACAAATGTCTGGACCGATGGGCCGAACTGGCGGCTCGGCCATTGGCTGACCGGGCGGCTTGGGGCGGTGTCGCTGGCAGCACTTGTCCGACACCTCTGCCTGCGCGCCGGGCTGCCGGGGACTCGCATCGACGTCACCGGCCTCTGGGGCGCGGTCGAGGGCTACGCCGTCGGCGCGCTGGAAAGCCCGCGCGCCTCGATCACCACGCTGTCGCGGCATTTCGGGTTCGACGCCGTCGAGACCGAAGGCGTGATCCGCTTCGTCATGCGTGGGCGGGCGGCGGTTGTGAGCGTCGCACCGGACGATCTGGTCGCCACGCGCGAGGGCGACGTTCTCGAACTGACCCGTGGCCAGGAGACCGAGCTGGCGCAGGCCCTGAAGTGGCAGGTTGCCCGGGCGGACGAGGATTATGACGCGGCCCTCGTCGAGGCCCGGCGGATCACCGTCGACACAACGCGGATCGCCTCGGAGTCCTTCCCCATGGCCGTACCGCCCGAAGAAGCCGAACGCCGCTGCCGCCGCGCGCTCATGGAGGCTTGGACCGGCCGGGAAAGCGCGGTTTTCCGCTTGCAGCCGTCACGGCTGGCACTCGACCCAGCCGATGTGGTGACGCTCGCCCATGACGGCCGGTCCGTCCCGCTCAGGCTCATCTCGATTGCCGATGCCGACGCGCGCGGCATCGAGGCCGTGCGTCAGGATCGGGAAGCCTACGACCTGCCGCCCGGCGCTCCGCGACCCTCTGCGCTGTCGCAGGCCGTCGTCTTCGGTGCGCCGGAGGCGGTCCTCCTCGACCTGCCGCAGCTCACCGAGGACCAGTCCGCGCATCGGCCATTCGCGGCGGCGCATGCCGTGCCTTGGCCGGGCGAGATGGCGGTGTTCCGCAGCCCCTCTTCGGACGGGTTCGACCTGCTGACCACGTTTGGCAGCCGCTCCCGGATCGGCACGCTGGTCTCGGACTTCTACGCCGGGCCGACGTCGCGCTTCGACCTTGGCAACGTGCTGGTCGTCGATCTGCTGACCGGCACGCTGGAAAGCGTCACCGACCTGACCCTCTTCGGCGGTGCCAATGCCATCGCCATCGAGAGCGCGCCCGGTGTCTGGGAGATCGTGCAGGCGGGTGCGGCCGAACTGATCGCCCCTGGCCGGTATCGTTTGACCCGGCTCCTGCGCGGCCAGCGCGGCACCGAGGGGGCCATGGGCAATCCGGTGCCTGTGGGTGCGTGGGTGGTGATGCTGGACACCGCGTTGGCATCGCTGCCGATCGCCGAGGCCGATCTTGGCATCCCGTGGAACTGGCGCATCGGCCCCGCGAGCCGCCCTGTCAATGACGAGACCTATGTCGCGCAGACCTTCACCCCCGAGGGCGCCGGACTGCGGCCGTTCTCCGTCGCCCATGTCGAACAGCCGTGGCGCAAGCCGCGCACGCCCGGCGATCTGACAATCCGTTGGACGCGCCGATCCCGATCGCTTTCCGCTGACAGATGGAGCGGGCTGGAGGTGCTGCTGGCCGAGGAACTCGAAGCCTACGAGCTCGAGATCCTCGACGGCGCCACCGTGAAGCGCGTGCTGAGCACGGCCACTACCAGCGCGATCTACACCGCCGCCCAGCAGACCGCCGACTGGGGCGCGCTGCTCGGCCCCGGCGACACCCTCGACATCCGCATCTACCAGCTCTCCGCCCTTGTCGGGCGGGGTGCGCCGAAATCCGTCACGCTGATCTTCTGAAAGCCATCCCATGTCCGACGCCACGACCCATCTCCTGCTGCCCTACATCCTTGCGGCGCAGGCCCAGAAGCATGTCACCCACAACGAGGCGCTGCGGATTCTCGATGGGCTCGTGCAGCTTTCCGTTCTCGACCGGGATCTGACCGCGCCGCCGGGAAGCCCCGCCGATGGCGACCGCTACATCGTCGCGTCGGGCGCAACCGGTGACTGGGCGGGCTGGGACCTGAACATCGCGCTCTGGACCGACGGCGCCTGGCTGCGCCTGCCGCCCCGGACCGGCTGGCGGACATGGGTCGAGGACGAGGGCCTGCTGCTCGTCTGGACTGGGGCCGCCTGGGAGATCGTGGGCGAACCGAGCGACATCTCGGATGCCGTCTTCAGCCTGATCAACGACGCCGATCCCACGAAGAAGGCGGTCTTCTCGCTGTCCGGTATCAGCACTGGCACGACCCGCAGCTACACCCTGCCGAACACGTCCTCAGAACTGGCGATCCTGGCGGGCACGCAGACCTTCACCGGCAACAAGACCTTTTCGGGCACACTGACCGCCTCCGGCACTGTCACGGTCTCGGGCGCGACGGCCACCATCGGTACGGCGACGGGCACCGCGACCTACGGGATGGGCACCGGCGCAACGACCACCGGAATCACCAAGACCGTCAACCTCGGCACTGGCGGCGCATCGGGGTCGAACACGGTCGTCAACATCGGCCCCGCGACCTCCGGCGCGAATGGCACGACGGTGGTCAACACGCCGACCGTGACCTTCGCCAATACCGTGACGCAGGTCGGCATGCCCCAGGCGAACCTGACCGCCCAGCTTCTGGGCCTCGGCGGGGCGACCGCCGACAGTTACAACCGGCTCTCGGTCAACACGCCCGCGGTCTTGCTGAACAACGCAGGCGCCGGGATCGAGGCGACGGTCAACAAGGCCGCAGCCGGAAACGACGCTGCATTCGCCTTCAAGACCAATTGGTCGGCGCGCGCCCTGATCGGGCTTCTTGGCAGCGACGATTTCAGCTTCAAGGTCAGCCCGGACGGCTCGGCCTTCCATGAAGCGCTCCGGATCGACCGCAGCAATGGCCGGGTCGAGATGCCTGAACCCGTGGTGCTCCCGGCGGTGAGCGCCGTGCCCGCGCCGCCGCCGACCGGCAAGCTGGCAATCTATGCGCGGGACCGCGCCGGAGCCGGATGGCTCGACGTCCAGCGCCCCTCGGGGCGGTTCTTCCCGCTGCAGCCGCATTTCGGGGTCAACCGGATCGCGACCTGGGCGCCGTCCACCGGCACGACCGTCAACACCAACGGCATGCCGCGCACGGCCGTCGGCACCGTCGCCACGCCGACGCTTGCCACCACGAACCTCTCGACCTCGATGCGCCGCTGGCGCGTGACCAGTGCCGCGACCGCCGATGCAGCGGCAGAGGAGCGGTCGGCGGGCTGGGTCTGCTGGCGTGGCAACGCCGATGGGCTGGGCGGCTTCACCTATGTGAACCGGCTCTCGCTCGTCACCCTGCAGGCGACCGGTATGGGCTTCTTCGGCCTTTACGGCTCGACCACGGCGCTGGCCACGACCCTGACTTTGTCGGCCGTGGTCAACTGCATCGGTATCGGCTTCCAGCGCGGCACCCACACGAACTGGCAGCTGGTCCAGAACGACGCCTCCGGCGCGCCCACGCTCACCGATCTCGGTGCGAGTTTCCCTGTCGCGAGCACGACGAACGTCCTGACCCTGACGCTCCTCGCAGCCCCGAACAGCAGCGAGATCGGCGTTCGGGTGGTCGAGGAGGTCAGCGGGGCGGTGGTCGAGGCCATGCTCGGCACCGACATTCCGTAAGCGTCCGGCCTGACTGCCCTGCCGGGTTCAGGGAGTGAT